CTCGCCGAGGTGATCCGCGATGGCGAGCGCATCACGATCGATACCGGCCGCGCGCTTGCACAATGGGCGCGTGGCGAAAGCTCCCCGCCGAAGTCCCCCGAGTCCCCCACGGCGGGGCCGGCCGCCTCGCCCCGCAACCCAGCCACCGAGGGCGAGGCGGCCACCGACGAGTCCGCGATGATTGAGCATTGGGATAGCGAACTGAGCAGAGCGGCCGACCGTGGCCTGGAGATGCTCTCGGCTTCGTGGAAGGAAGTCCCGGCAGGTCTAAAGCCCACACTCAAAGCCGCACTGGACCGCCGCCACAAGCTGCGCGCGATCGCAGTCGATGCCGAGAGGCGCCGTGTATGACGGCAGAAGCCTCAGTTGCCACCCTCGAACGCCAACTCGCCGAGGCGCGAAGTTGCTCAGAAGTGAATGCGCAATCGCAAGCGGTCTGGGCGGCCCGTTCCGATCGTCTTGAGGAGGAATTACAAGCGGCGCGTAGACAGCTCGCCGAAGCGCTGGCTGAGATCGAACGGCTGCAAAAATTGGAAGCCGCATTCATGCGGGGCGACCTCAAGCATGTTTAACCGCGCCCGTATGGCTCAAGGCGAATGACCCGAGGGACGCCGATGACTAGAACCGACATTCTCAACAAAGAAATGCACATCTACCTGAGCGAGAGCGACCATCGCGCGCTCAAGGCATGGGCCGGCGCGGAGTGCAGATCGGTGAATGGGCAAGTCCTGCACATCGTCCGCCAGGCCATTGCATCGCGCTCCGTTGAGATGTCATCCTTGACCCAGGGGCAACTGGTCGAGAAGATTAAAAATGCAACCAAAATCGGATTGAAGTAGAGCCAACCGAGGCGAGAGCACCAAAGCCATTGAGCGAGCCAACGTGCGCGAGAGCACCAAAGGGTGGGGAGCGAGCCACAGACAAAGAGAGTACCATGACCATTGAGCGCCCCTCCATCGAAAAGATATCGCCCGGCAGCTTCGCAGCGGTTATTCGAGCGTATGTATTAAGTCCCAAATTTGCTGGCTATGCACCATCAACTCAGAAGTTATGGGGAGCAGAACTTCGGTTTGCCGAGCATCCCGATCGGCTCGGTGGCGTGCCCATAAAAGAAATTCGGCCGGCCCTCGTGCAAGCCTTCCTAGATGGGATGGCCGATCGACCAGCCAAGCAGGAAGCGGCCTATTCCGCGCTCAAACAACTCGAACGATGGGCGATAGTGCGCGACCTACTCCCGCGCGCCATCACCACAGGATGCGAGACTGAAGGATCGGATGGTGGGCATCTCCCCTGGACCGATGCACAAGTGCTCCTCGGCCAGCAGCAGACACCACCAGCGATCGCCCGCGTCATCACGCTCGCTGCCAATACCGGCCAGCGCGGCTCCGATCTCGTCCGGATGAGATGGTCGGACATCGAGACGTTCGAGGGCCATCCCGGCGTCAACGTGATCCAGCAGAAAACCAAGCAGCGGGTGTGGGTGCCGTTCACGCGCGAGCTACGCGACGAGATCAGCACATGGGAGCGTCGTCCCGGCTTCATCCTCGATCGCCCATCTGGGGGTCCATGGGCTACCCGCAGCGCTCTGACGTGGGCCTGGTGGGTCGAGCGGCAACGGCATCCCGAGCTAGCCGAACTCGTGATCCACGGCCTGCGTGGAACCGCATGCGTGCGGCTCCTGCGATCCGGCAACAACACTCGGCAGATCAGCGACCGGATCGGCATGAGCGAGCCGATGGTAAAGCGCTACACCAGGTTCTCGGAGCAGCAGCAGAACGCCCTCGCGGCGCTCCACCATGCCGAGAAGAACATCGAGGGAACAGTCGTCCAGTTTGACCCTTGGAAATCCAAGGCGTAAGTAATTGATGACGTTGGAATCCCGGATACTCACCCAGAATGGGGAAAGATAGCAAGTTCAATATGATACAGGATCATGAACAGGAGGAGAACGGGTATGGGAAGGCTTGAGCCGGACTTCGACGGGGCCTACGCCAAGGAGCTGAATGCGCGCTACGGGTCAAAACCGTCCAAGCAAGACCAATACAAGCACGATGATGAGCACAAGCCCGAGCCCGCCGCCACCGTAGTAGCCGGTTCCGTAGAAGGGCCCGCCGCCCCATCCGCTGAAGCCTCCGAGCAGGGCGATGATTAGGACGATGAGCAGGATCATTCCCAGTGACATGACTGGCTCCTTTTAATCTATCGGGTGGTGTGGCTCACTTGACCTCCGCCTCAACACGGTACTCTGTCGATAGCTCATCGATGCAAATCGGGTAGATCAGGTGGATAGGATTGACCATCCCCCTCATTAGGAAGGCGTCGGTTGGGCATTCAAGGCATACGCGAGCCCTATACGATACCCACCCCGGAGAGACCCGTGGCTGAACGAACATCTTGCTCATTCGAGGGACCTGGCCGCCCACTTGCTCACTCGGAATAACCGGAAGTTTTACAACACGACCATTCTCATCCACAAGCCACCTTCTCACGACCGGATCATTCCTGGTCACGTTACAGACTTTGTGCCGGTCTACGGTCCATTCCTGTCTGTTACAGCCACCCACCATGACCACAGCAGGAGTTGGGCCGGGAGGTAGGCCGCATTCGGACGGGCTTTCCGGAGTGACCAGTCCAAAGATGCGATCGTAAGGCTTCGCTCGGTCGCTGAATTTGTATGTATAATAGAAAGCAACAAGGCCAACGGCGCCAAGTGCCAAAACTACAACCCCCTTAGGCAATACCATTTTATCCTCCTTTGTTTCAGCCGATAAGACGAATAAGAAGCCCGATTAGGCCGCCAGCCAATGCTACGATGGCGATCAACAAAACCATCAGACCTGGGCTGCAATCCACTTCCGATTTCCCCTCAAGTTTCTCTAAGAGGTTTGAAATCTCTCTTTCCTGCTCCGGCGTCATCAGTGAGTTGCCTTGACAAAGAGCCCGACAAGCGAGCCAGCCCCCAATAACAAGCCTATCATGCCCGCGATCAACGCCCACAGAGCAAGCTGCCCTGCGGATTTCCCGGTGCCGAAGTCGGTCGTTGATGTAAGCCTCGCCACAGTCGCATCCAGCTTCGCGAGAGTGATCGCCGTAGATGGGTCTGAAACGCTTGTCTTGCTTTCGATGATGGTGATGCGTTCCTTGATGTCTGCAAGCTTACCGTCCATTGCTTTCGAATTGGCGTCTGATTTGTCTTCTATCTGCTTCGCAAGAGCTTTGATCGTGTCCGTCAGCAAGTCAATCTGCTTCGTGAACGCGGCCTCGCTCTTGGCGATAGCCATAGCATTGGCTTTGTTCTGCTCTCCGACCGCTTCTTTCGCAGCAGCAAAGGCATCCCTGGTTTGAGCATCAAGGTTCTGAGAAGCTTTATCCAACTGCGTGTCGCGCTCAGAAAACTGGGTCTTGATACCGTCAAACTTCTGCATCGCGACCTCACGAAGCCTTGCGACCTCGTGCTGTACATCGTTCGTCGTCGGAGACCGATCTGCAAAAGCTTGAAGCAATTTGAGAGCCGTATCCTGCGCAGTCAGGCGGGCTTCAATAACCTCCCGAAGCCAGAAATTCTCTCGGATGATTTGTTGATAGCCAGGAGGAGTCTGGCCTAACTGTGTAGCCGGGCCCGTATCAAGTCGAAGACCCCCATTGTCCGGGTCCCCTAGTGGTTTATTGGCCATCTCCCAACACCTTCAACCATCGTTTGGTGGGTTGAAGTAGCAGATTGCGTTGTTATCGACGTTTATGAAGACAATCCCGTGGGGGACCGGAACGGGGTCCTTGGTTCCTTGCGGGGACGGGTCGTTGAACTTGTGCGGGGGCACCTCGACCTGGGTTCCGCTGGGCCTGTGCGGGCGACCGAGCAAAGAGTCTTCTCGATCATCGGTTATGATGGCGTAGAACCTGCCATCCTTGACCACAAACTCGTCCGCATAGTACGCGTCCGCAAGACCACAACAGCCCACCATTCGATTGTCCGGCTGCTTCTGGCGGGCGAACCACGCCCTGACCTCCTGGGGCATCTGCTCCCACCTAGGGTCGCCTGCGCGCGCGCTATTGGCAGTGCACACAAGGCAGAGGAGGACGATTGAAAGGCGCATCATGTCAGTTCCTCCTCTGCTGGCGCGCTCGGCCTCATGGGTTGCCTATGCGCCCCTCATGGGTTGATCAGATGAAAGGATGCCGAGCCGCGGCATTGGTTGCGGCTCGGCATGAGGTTAGCCCTCCGGCGGCGTCGTCGGGGTCGGGGTCGGGGTCGGTGTCGGGCTCGGCACCGGCTCGGGTTTGGTAGGAACATCCGGCCGCTGTGGTTTGTCTTCTGCCATTGTAGCCTCCTCTGTTAGTCGTCGCCCTTCAGAGCATCGACGCCGGCCTGGGCCACCCCTTTGAGGGTGCTGAGGCGAGCGATCATTGCGTCAACTTCTTCCACTGACATTCCATCGCCGCTTCCGCCACTGCCGGCCGCCTTCAACTGCTCGATCTCTTTCAGGATACCGGCGTTTTGTTCCTGCATTGTGGCCTCAAGCGCATCCATTGCCGCCGCCGCTTCTGCTTGTTTAGTCATGATCGTCTCCTGCTTGTTGATGATGAGGTCCTGCTTGTAGTTCACGTCCCGCAGCAACCTCATCATTCTGCGAGCGGTGAGTGAAGAGATCAACATGAGTCACACCGGAGCTACAGGCTGCGGCTTGGGAATTTCCGGGATGGGGATATTCGCCTTGGCCTCGTCCGTTTGTTTCAAGAGCGCGGCCTGGATCGCTGCCATCGACTTGTCGCCAACCCAGCCGTCAACGACTTCGAGGCCCAGCTTCTTTTGCAGCTTCTCAACCGCAGCCTGCGTCAGCGGCCCATAGTGACCATCGACTTCCAAAGGCGGCACAAGCTTTAGCAGGACGTTGGCGGCATTCTGCACCTTCATCACATAGTCGGGCGCATACGACGCAGCAGCGGCGGCCGCTGCTTGAAATTCTGGCTTTACTTTCGGGAAAAGGTACTCACCGACCGCAGCGAAGAGCGCCTTTACATCCTTGTTCTCAAACAACGAATCAAGCGTATTGATCGAAAGCCCCTGAGTGAAGGCCCTCTTCATGAAGTCCGCCACCCGCAGGACTGTCGGAATCAACCCAAGTACCAGCGTCAAATTCATTTCAGCCTCCATTTGTTGAATAGACCAACCAGCCAGCCCCAGATGTCGAAGTCTTTCCAATCTTTCGGGGTTTCGACACTGGTCTCCGATATCTTGGGTTCCGGTAGCACCTTGTCTAGGCGTTTACCGCCCCGGTCCCACTGGAAATGCGGACTAACGGGATCGCGGGGCGACGGCGGCGCGTTATTAGCTTCGCCACACTGAACAGGAAGGCTACTGCTCTCATCGAGCTTTGGCGCAACAGGCTTGCCATGCAGGAGTTTCTGCCACGTCTCTGGACCTACAATTCCATCGGCGTCCAGGCCCTCATCCCACTGGAAAACCTTGACGGCCTTCGCCGTCACCGGGCCAAAGACGCCATCGACGAACAGTAGCTCTTGCAGCTTCCGGACATCATCGCCGCGGCTACCGAGCTGCAATTCGGGCATCGCTGGCAGCGCGGGCTGCGGCGAGGGCGCGGGCCCGGTCGGCGCCGGCAAGCCGATGCCAGCCCATGGCGCCGTGTTGTCGTAGTGGGCCGCATCGCCCTTTACAGAAATGTGGACGTGATGGTCGTGCGCGTTCGCTCCACTATAACGACGCCAGACCCACGCTGCATTGGACTGACCTGTACCGGACGAGATGCGCCGATTGCTTATGACGTACTTGATCCTCTCGTCCTTGTTGAGCAAAAGCATGTCGGCAAAAGCATAGCTGTCGAAACCGTGCGCAGGATCGTGCGTGATATCCCGAGCGCAAACCACGCCATCTGAATTTGGGTTGTGATCCGACTCGCGGGCTGCATGGGCCGCATCGCCTATGGTCCCGTCGCTAGACTTGTCACGGACCGGCCAACGCTCGTTGACCTGGCGCAGCATTACGTCGAGAGACTTCGCTACGCGCCATGATGTCATCTACGTTTCACCTTAACCAATCCTCCAATTGGTTCCATCGCAAACAACCGGCACCTTGGTCGCGCCGCCAGCGGCAACGATGGCCCCAATCCCAGCGGTGTAACTCGCGGCGTTACTGTCTGTTACGAATGACCGCATGCCAGAAACATTACAAGTAGGGAGGCCAGCGACAGTGGTGGATATACTAGATGTCGATCCAGACCCAAACCCGGAAGTGTAGGCCAGCCCATTGACGGTGAAGGCGGCGGAAGTCACAAGCCTGGATGTAAAGCTTGCCAAAGCAATATTTGTCAGAGCGATGTTGTTCGGCACTATGACGGAGTCCAACCGAAGGCCGCTGATGACCGCTCCGTCGATTTGAATATTGTTGGCCCCTGGGGTGCCAGCCGCCGTGCGCAGCAACAGTTTGTCTATAGTAATGTTGCCGATAGCGTCTCCCGTGAAAGTCCCCTTTGGCGTCTGGAAAAGATTGATAAGCACAAGGCCCAGCGGCGTAGGGTGAGTATTATATAGCGAGCCTCCGATTTCTATGTTGTCCCAAACATACCCCCTCACGGTGGTGTCGAAGTTGCCATTCGCCAGAATTCTGCTGTTGGTAACGCCAACGGAAAGGTTTGTCGTCGGCGGAAGCCGCCCTGTCAGGTTGATTTTGATATTTCGCATTACTCCCTTATTATTGCAGTTATCACCAGCGACCTGCTGGTACGACATCTCGACAAGAACATAACTGTCGGGGAGCACCGCTGCGGAGTCAACGATTTCCAACCCGTAGTCGATTGCCTCCAAAGTGTTGACATTGATGGAGTCGGCGTTATCGCAGTAAACCTTCAGCAGAGCGCCTTCCGGGCCGACGTGTCCCGATACTTTCATCCTGCCACGGAAGAAAACATTCTTGACGTTTTGCGCAAAAAAGAATCGACCGTGATTTTCGGAATAGATATTGACGATGTGGGCGTTGTTCCCGTTCTTCTGAAGTACTATCGGATAGTATGTGCCATTGGACTCAAAGCCGTTTACTTTCACATTATTGAAGTTGTCGATCGTTCCAGCGTTGCGGCTTACGATATAGCCAGAATAACCACCTATCTGCTTCCCGTTGTTGATAGTAAAGCCGTCGCCCTGCCCGGTGTTCTGAATTTGCACTCCACCATATAAGGAAGTCGGATTTGTAGTCCCAGCCTGAAGGTAGCAAGGATTGTTGAACGTGATCCTGCTGGCATCTGCAAAGCGCCACAGATAAGAAATGGTTGTGCCGCCCCAATCGGCATCGACAGACGAGGTGGAGATGCAAGCCCCGTTGTAATTAACGGTAAGTCCGGTAATGGTGGCGCTTTGGAGGTCAAACAGGTTTTCCGTCGGAACCGCGGTCCCGGACGGCCAGATGCCACAATTAACGGGTCCAGGGGGAAAGTTGACAACTCGCGCGTTGGTAGCGAGGATATAACCAGCAACGGCTTTCAAAGTGGTCGTGTTGTTGACTGTCCCGGAGGCGTTGCATACGACGCCGACGTGGCGAACGTCCAGCTCGTCAACATTCAAACGCCAGTTGATGTTGGTCCCCGTGCAGGTCGCGCCGGTGCTGTCGATCTTGTCGGCGGATTGGAACCCCCAAGCTACCGTGGCAGCGCATGGGATGCGGATGTAGTTTGCCGGCGGTGCATCGCCGACCGTCGAATACCCGTTGATCTGTAGCACCGCAATCGCGGTCGCGATCGTCGCCGCTTGTGCCGCCGCCCTGGTCGGGTATGCGGTCATTCCGGTGCCGATCGGGGTGATGACGAAGGTACCGTCTGTCATAACCGGCTGGCCGCCGGTGTCGAAGCCCAGCAGGTGGCCAACGCGACTAAGCGCCGGTGGCAGAACGCGCATGGTCTCGCCGGGTGGCGCGAGGAGCGTGCGGCCACTCACATCGTTGATCTTGTCCCACGTCTCGCGGTTCTGCGCGACGACATCGGTCAACGCCTGATTGAGACTGCGCGCGCTGACTCCCTGGTTCTCGATGAACTGCGATGTGCGACGCGGCCGGCGCGCACCAACGATCTGCAAAGTGCCCGTGCTGGCCGTGGTGAGCGTGACCCGCGCGTTCTGCAATGGCCGCGCAGCGGTCGCCAGCGTGCCGGTTGCAAGGCTGAGCGTCCATTGCGAACCTGGCGCCAGCATTACGCCATCGAGCCACACCTCGATCCACGCGCCATAATCCGTGCCGTCGCCGTAAATCTGGAAATTGACGTTGAAGGGGCCGGTCTGATTGGTGATGGCGTAGGCCGTCCGCCGCTCGGTATCCGGCAAGGCCGGTATCGCTGGAGGCGCCTGGGCACATGCCGGTGCGATCAGTGAGCCGAGGAGCGACAGCAAGACGGCGAGGATTGTGCGCATGCCGTACCGAATACCGGGACGGCAAAAACGGGCAACGCACCGTGGCTTATTGCAATGTCTGCTTCGCCTGACGGGCGACTTCCCGTCCCGTCTTCGCAATTTCAATCATGGAATAGTAGAGTTGGTCAATCAACTGGCGTTTCTCCTCGGCAGGCATTGGGTATTTGTAGATATCGCGGACCAGTTTGGAGTGCTCGGATATGGTCTCATTGATCTTGTCGAGTTGGACGAACATCGTGTCGCCGCCGGCCGCCTGGATACGCGCCATTGCCTCTACGTCGCCCTCTTTTGCCTTGGCCGTCCAAGTATCGAAATAGCGCTTGTTCTCCTGGTAGTCGTCGTGGAATCGCTGAATGGATTCCGTTGAGGCCGAAGGGTAGCGAACGACAAACGCCTTGACGAATGGAACGTCGGCCAGCGTGTCGGTCGGCTTGATGGGATCGGGAAGGACGCCGGCCTTGCGCATCAGCGCATCCGTGCCCTGCACGACGTACATGCCGAGGCCGCCGCTCCATGCCCGAACGTAGTTCTCGATGAGGATAGGCGTGGTAAGTCCCCTCGCCATCGGACCCGCCACATTGCCCGGCTCTATGGCCGCCGTCCGCATACCTGGGAAGGCGCTGATCGTCTGCCCGAGTTTCTTGCTTAGCTCGGTCGTGTAGGGCGTGTATTGGTACTCTGGCAGCTGTTTCTCGACATAGGCGGGGATCAGCGTCCGGTCGGTGAAGGTCGAGCGATTGGCCCATTGTTCGTAAAGAGGCACAGCGATGGTCGGGATGACGTTCGGGATAAGCGTATTCATAACCGACTTGGCGAAGCCGTCGAATGCTTCCGGGTTGTTGCCGTACATATAATCGAGCGCCCGTTCGACCCCGGAGCCGAAAATGACCCCGATTTCAAACGGCTTTGGAATACGCCAGATGTTGCCGTTGTTGAACTCCCATTGGTCGCCGCGCTGCCGCAGAAGGTGCGCTGGCTTGCCGGCTGCATCGGCCGCGGAAATGGGTTCCCATTGGTCGGTCGGGATGATCCAGAACAGGTCTTTCTGCCAGGCCGGTAGTTCCTTGTAGCGCTCGTCGTCGTGGTTGGCCCACCACAGAAGGGCGGAAGGGGCGGTAATACCGGCAAGCACCTTGGCCGAGGTATTGATTGGCCGATCAAGGAAGGCGCGGGCGAGACGGTCGGGACCTTGAATATGAGCGTTTGCAAACGCGCTGATTGCGTTCCACGAGCGCATCTTGGCGCCCATGCGGGCGAAGTCCAGTGTCACTTCGCGGGATGAAAAGGCGGCCTCTTCCATCACGTCCTTTCCGACCTGTCCCTGCATCACCTTCTTGAACTCGCCAAGGCGGGTCGCGTTCTCGGTCAGTTCCGAGATCATACGCAAGCCTTCGATCGGGCTCTTGATGACGTTCCATGACCGGTTCATGAGGCCGGTGCCGGCATTGAGCTTCGCTAGGCTCTCCTGTAGATATTGCCGATCGAGCCCTACTAGGGTTGAATTAGCCCCCCCAGACTTGATCCAGTTCTGCCAATCCGCGTCCCGCCGCAGCACGCCAACTAATCCCTTGGCGGTATCGATTGGAGAGAAAATCCCCCGCGCGGAAAAGACAAAGGCAGACAGCAGGTCGCGCATTGGGTTGCGCGTCATAAATTCCGGCGTGAGGATCGCGCCCGCGCGCAGCCAGCTTGCCGGGTAAGACAGGATTTTTGCGATTATGCCAACGGTGTCCCGGTCTAGCGCTTTGAATGCCGTCACGAGTTCCGGATCATCGACCGCCATTTCGACGCGTTGGCCATTGCGGTAAGCGCCGATCTTGTCGCGCGCATCGGGCGCCGGGTTGGTCGCTCGGTATCCCTGTCTCTGAAGTTCGTCGATCAGCGTTAGCCCGGCGGCATTGCGCTCGGCGACCGCCACGTAAATGTACGTGTTCTTGATGATGCTTTCGAGCGGATCGACAATATCGCGATCCGAGCCAACCAGCCGCTTGATCGGGTCGCCCGCACCTAGGCCACCGCCTTGGCGATGTCCCATGATGTCGTCGGGCTGGATCGCCCGGTTGAATGGGATGTAAGACTTGTTCGCGTCAGTTATGGCGCGGTACTGGTGATCCGTGATAACGCCAGCATCACGCAAGTAGGCGAGCACGCGGTTCTGGTAATCGACAAGCTGCTGCCCGACCCGACCATATTGACGCTGGCCCGCGGTGACTACCATCTGCGCCGCGGCAGGATCGAAGCCCGAGTTGATGCCGCGGCCTTCCAATTCCATCGCGCGCTTCGCGGCCAGGTAATCGCGCAAGCCGTCAAGATCGTCACGCACGGGCTCAAGAACTTCTCGCAGCGATGGGCCATTGTTTCGGTAGGTGTTGAAGTCGGTCGTGCTCTGCTCAAGAAAGTAATTCGCTCGGCCGACATCGCCTCTCGTGCGGCGCGCGGCCTGATAGGCATCCTCGCTGTATCCCTTCAGCGGGTACAGATCGTCAACAAAATCCCGGTAGGACTGGCTCAGCGTGTAGCCTTGGCCGCGGCCCCCGATGTTGATCTTGCTGTGGATGGCCTGCTGCGCTCCCGCCAGTGTCATGGGGGCGCCGGGGGGCGGTGGAGCGGCTGGCGGTGCAGCAGCAGGAGGAGGCGTTGGGGGAACCCCACCGGGCGGGGCCGCAGGGAGTGCGGGAGTTCCGGCTGCGGGCGGCGGAGTGCCGGCGCCGCCTGGCAATTGGGGCTGGGATGCGACAGTCGCGGCGGCCGGTCCTTGTGGCGGCTGACCACCCCCGGCCCCGCCCATATCGGACTTGGGGGGCGCGGCTACAACTTCGTAACTGGATCGACCAAATTCGTTGGTCGTCTTGCGAACATCAAAACCACGATCCGATAGTCTGTCATAAATCATTTCACTTGTAGGCTTCAAATCTCCCGCCGCGGAGCTTTTGAGAATACGTCCTGAATCGATTGCCCAACGCGCTAACTTCTCGTAGGCGCTCGTCGCCAATCCTTGTCCCCTGCTCTCTTCCGTCAAATAGATGCCTCTGATTGTTGCGACTTTGTCGGCATTGTTGCCATACATATCGCCGAGGATGAACTCAAGCCGACCGGCCTCCTTCCCGGAGGACATTAGCGGTATGTGCCACATATCCTGCTCAAACTTGGCACCTATACTTTGTGGGCTTGCCGCCTCGATATAAGGAATATCACGCGGGTCCTTCGATAACAGCCTTTGTAGGATGACGGGATCGGTCTGTGCGTCGTGCGCCACTTCGGCGGGAAGCCGGCCGAATTCTTCGTAGAGCTTCAGTAGCTTATCCTGCACATACCTCGGTGGAGATGGAGGAGGAAGATCAATAGAAACCTGCTCCCCTCTTGCTGCCATAGGCGCGAGCCGCGTGGATGGCGGGGCTTGCTCCGGAGCAATAACCCTCGCCGCGTCCACGAAATGCTGCGACTCCGGCAGCCCTCCGATAACCTGATCGAACACCTCACCGGTCGGCGACTTCTCTACCCGCGCAATGGGCTCGCCGTTGGCGACGGCCAAGCCGGATGTCTTGCCGGTCTTATTTATCTTGCTGAAGCGCCCGAGTCCGATCAGCATGCCAAGACCGAGCGCCTGATCCATGCCTTCCTCGGTGTTGAGGTCGAGTTCTCCGCTCGCAACCTTCCCAGGGACTTTAAGGGTCTCAATCGTCCCTTTGATAAACTCGGATGGATATTGCTTCACGGCCTCCCATAGCCTGCCGCGACCTTCCGGCGTCATGATCATGTTGGCAAACTGCGGGACGGTCTGTATCAAACCGCCCTCGCGCTTCCCCGCTTCCTCGCCAGCGGCGATGCGATCGTGGAACGCTTGCGGGATTGTGGCTGGCGCTACGACGCCGCCAGTGAAGTAGGCGTCAATCTCGTTGTCGGGAAAGCCGGCGTCCTGAAGCGCCTTGCGCCGTGGAGCTGCCCAGGCAGAGATTTCATCCTCGCTGAACCCACTCGCCTGAAGCGTCTCGATGCGGCCGGCCATAACTACAGACCCAAGCGCTTTAGAACTTGATCAGGCGTCTCCCTGGCCTTGGGTGGGACCGCCCCCGCTGGCTGGGTTGACGGCGGTAGCGCAACCGCGGGTGGCGGGGGCGGTCGTCGGAACTGGTTGGCGATGTTCCGCATCGATTGCTCGATCGGCACCTGGTATTGCTGCAATGCCGCTGAAGTTCCCATGAAATCTGGCTTGTTTGGATTGAGCAAGTCGTAGGGGTCTTTGCCAGTAGTATTGCGATACTCGTCCATCTTCGCAGCCACGTCCTGCTCGAAGCGATAGAGCTGAAGGTCCCCGCTTTTATCTAGTGTACCCAGCAGGGGGTTGGATTTTGTAATCGATGTCTTGACTGCATCGAAAAACGATTTCTTGGCTTGGCCAAGTTTCTCGCCGCCTGGCCCACGCAGTTTCTCGAATTCGCCATTGACGAAGTTGAAGTCGGCTTTGTTGAGTTCGCCCGCATCATAGGCGTCATAGATTTTGCCGTTGGTTCCCATCTCTCCGGAGCGGATTTGACGGATGAGGCCTATGGCCCTTTCGTTTGAAGTGCGCGCTAACGGTTCCGGCATCCCCTCGCGCTTGACATAGTTCTCCATCTTCATCTTTGCCGCCGCCGAGGCGTATGGGTCTTTCTTGATTTGGTCCAACGTCATCCGCTCTGCACCGAGGGTCGTTGAGCCGATAACCCTTTGCTCAAAAGCTTCGTCGTACTGCTTTTGCTGCTGGACCGCCATGTTTGCAGAACGAACGCGATCCTGCGTGATCTCCTTGATTGTATCCAGCGCAACAGCCCGGTTCTCGACGCGCTGGGTTGCCGGGACGGATTGGTCATCAAAGTTGGCGTCGATTGCGGCCTGCGCTTTCTCAATGCCGCCATCGGGATCGTTCAAGATTTTCCTGATGCCTGATGCGAACAGCGAGGCACCGACCTGCTGATCGAATTGCTTGAGCTTGAGTGCGGTTTCTCCAGGGGGGGCACCGAGGATCGGATTGGCCGAGCGCTGATGGTACGTGTTGGCGATACGATTGGTGAGCCGAACGAACTCCTGCTTACCCGCCGGGGTATCCAGGCCGCCGGTCTTGATGAGGTTTTGAAGATCAACCGTATCGTTCGTGATCATTGCCGCGGTGTCGTGGTCGAAGTCGCGCCGTATCTTCGCCTGCTGTTGTGCCAGGATGCTGTTGAATTGCTGTGTGGTGATGCCATCGATCGCGCGGCTGAGTTCGACGCCGACTTCGGGACCAGCAACCTTCGTTATCTTTTGAACGTAATCCTTCCGAAACGCATCGGCGGCCCGCAGATAACCATCCGGGTCATACTGGTACTTCCTCGCGAGCACAAGGTCTGCACGCCTCGCCTCGCCTGCGCTTTGCGCAAACGCCGACCACTTTACCGCATCGCTAAAGTCTTTCGCCGCAGGCCCGACGATCGGAAGCCTCTCGACTTGCATGTTGCCATCGGCATCGCGCGTGACGGCCTGGATACCGGCTTCGCGCGCGAGCGGCTTGGCGACCGCCTCGGCCTCTTTGCTGGCGCTTTCGAGTAGCGATGAAACCTGCGCATAGGGTTGCGCAATCTGCCCTGGACTCACCGGGGAGTTCGGCGGTCGGACCTGCGGCACATCGTTCCTGACCTGCGGGAGATCAACCATCAGTAGAGCGCCCCCAGCTTAAGTGGATTCCCGGAACTGCTCGACAATCCACTTGAACTACTGAGGCCCAACCCGATCCCGCCTGCGACCTTCGCCGCCGCGTCAAGGAAGCCCATCTTCAAGGCGAAGTCGCCGGCCTTGCGCAGATAGGTCGCGCCGGCCTCGTCCTCGGACGCCTGTTGGCGGAGCGAACCCACCGCGGCCATGCGTTGCCGATCCGATAGCCTCGTGTTGTAGTCGCGCAGCGCGGCGGTCGTCGGCGACGTTGGGTCGATATGCGCGGCGGCCCGGATCGCGTCGATGTTGCCGAGCGTCGTGTCGAGATTCTCGCGGTAGGTCACGTCAGTCAGCGCAGCCTGCGTCCGTCCGAGTTCGGCGGCGCGCGTTGCACGGTCCGCTTGAAACTCATCGGCGGCCTGGGTGCCGAAGCCTTTGGCGATCGAAGACGCCGCCGCAAAGCCCAGCCCCGCGATCGATGCCCCGGATGCGCCGCCTGCTGCTGTTCCCATCACACCGTGACCCTGGTTGCGATTTCCAGCACCGTGATCGGCCCCGGCGTCTCCTTGACCACGGCCCAGCGCGGGTCGTGCGAGCGCCCGAGCGGCCTGTCGAGATAGCTTTGCTCGCGCAGCGGCGGCGGCAAGGTTGCATCCTCGCCCTGGTTCCATGTCGGGATTCGACGGGTAGCCATTGCCGCCCCCAATGCCGGAAGCGCCGGTCCCGATTGCCCGCTGTACAACGTTGTCATCGCAAACCCGGTCGAGTTCATCACATAAACCTGCGCCTGCTCGATCAATCGCGGTTCCATCCGCTGCGATATGTCCTGCCCCGCCTGGACTGGCGGAATGAACGGCTCCAGCACTGCGTCCCACGCGAAGCCAGCGATCAAGGACGCCGCCGTCAAATCCTCGCCGCCGTTGTTCTGCGGGATGATGAACCCATCGGCATCGACCTGGTACGTTCCCATCATGCGCGTGACCTGATCCATCAGGTCTACCGATCCTGCTCCAACCCACCATAAAGGTCCCTTGCCTACTGGCGGAGTGAGCGCGGGCGGGGCGGCATTCACGAGCATTCCGGCGTCGAGATAAATCGCGTTGTCAAGACCCTCGACAATCTGAACCGGAGTAACGCCGTCCGGAAAGTATTGAGTCACGAAAACGACGCTTTCCCCCAATGACGAAATCCAGAGGATGTTACCAGAGCCGCCTGGCTTCCACGGAACCCACCCGACCGTGCTCTGGGCGCTGATCTGACCGTCTACGGTCTGTAGCCTGCCTACGACGACGTGGTCGCCGCTGGCATTGAGCACGTAGATGTAGCGTTCCGCAAAGCCCAGTCCGGCCGAGTTGGGTACCGCAATGGCGATCGGGTCCTCGAACAGATGCGTTCGCTGCTCGGTCAAGTCTTTTGTTGTATAGGGCCGATTGGTCGCACCCACGGGAATGACCGCCATCAACTGAATGAGGCCGGTAGTGAGATAGAGAATGAGGTCTTGAACGATGCGCGGCTGCACATTGGCGCAAACATCGCTCGATACGCGCTGGAATCCCACCGATCCAGGTCTCAAGGGGTTGGTCGCCGAGATTGCGATGTACCAGATACCTTTGTCGGTGAACACGAACTCGGACGATTCCGCCCCTGGCACGACATCAAAGACCTGACATTGCTCCGGAGCCAGTTCGAATATAGCGTTGCCGGTCTGCGCATCGGGATAGAGATCGGTCGGCAAACCAATCGCGGACCAGCCGATGGAGCGCGGGACGCTCGGAAAATTGCAAAAGCCGAGGCGGTTCTGATCGGAGAACACCGACGCGGGCCATCCCCGAAGAGCATTCATGACCTCGTCGTCCCAAATTGTCACCGCCTCCGGGTTGCCAACCGGTGTAACGCCAACGAGCGGAAGAGAACCACCAGGACCCACTACCACTTCCGGTGTCACGAACGCAAAGACGCTGAGAACGTTACCGCGTACCTGCGTCGGAGTGGTGGGCACGGTTAGAAGCTGGACCGTGATCTGCTTCGCGCCGGAATTGATCTGCGTTACAATCCCTTTGGAATTCGTGACAGTCCCTTGCACAACATCCCCGATCGAGAATGTGTCGATCGGATCAGGGGTAAATGCCAAAACCTGAGAAGCCGGCAGTGTCTCTTCGATGGTAGCCGTCGCACTGACGGCGCTGGCGACGGCCGTGATCAGCACTTGCCGCCCGACGAATCGCATGCGAGTTCCGACGTGCGCCGCCGTCAAATTCATGCCCGCACTGAACGTAAGCGTAGCCCCGGCCCCGACCGAGCGTGTGGACGGCTTCATGGTGATGCCGAGCGGAGAAATTCGGTAGAAGAATGTCCGCTTCTGATTGCCCAGCGTAACCGTCTCGGCAAATGTCGCCTCGCTCCACGTTGCCACGCCATCCCAGGTCAGAACGCTCGGTTGGGCGCCTTCAAACGCGATGTAGATCGACAGGCCGATTACGGCCCATCGGATGAACCTGATACTCGAATTGCTCCACGACCTGCCCCCGACGCCAAAGACCATGGCGCCGTTTTCGTCATAGACCCGCAGAGTCGCTGGGCCGAACGCCAGGAAGAACGTGCTCCCTGGCTTCATCGTCACTCGCTCGACTCGCCCGGTCTCCGGGAAGATTGCGCGGCGGCCTGGGCGGTTGGCCAGGCCCCTGGTGTTGAGGATGCGCCAGTTGCTCATCTGGCGAGCCCCGGCCCGCATCAGAGGGTTGGTGTCGTCGCGCTTGACTTCGACATCAACCTCGCCAGCGGAGAAATCGCGCTGCGAGGTGGTGGCGCTGAGAGCCGCCATGGCGCATCACCGGCTATCGCTGCGAGAAGCGCTGATGCGAGACTTGAACAGTGGCCGCGTCGGCTTCTGTTGAGCGTAGCGCGTCCTGGCTTCTTGGGCGCTCCTCTTTGCCTGCAACCATATTCTGTCGGCCTCGTCCTTGTCGTTCTGCCAGCGATAGACTCCCGATAATACAAACTCGTAGAGCGCTTCAACGAACATTGGCGAGGCGCTCTGCGCGTCGCTCGCGGCGCCGTCAAAAGAGGCGTACCTGACGGTGCAGACATCCGCCGCGCCCCGCAGGCTCAACAACAGCATTGGAACATTATCGACGATCTGGATGTCCCATACGGTAAGGAATTGCGAGAATTGCGAGTTGTTCCCCTGCTTCACCCAAACCACATGCAGGCAATCCTGCGGCAGCGGGTATGCCGTGTCCCAACTGACATCGGCCGGCGCGGTCGGCGATGGGATCAAAACGGATACTTTTGTGCCAAACCCCCATCTGTACTCCTCGAGCATGACGGCCAGGGCCCGTTCGTAGGCCGGCGAGCATGCGGTCCATTCCGCGGAGCCATCATCTGCCACGGCGACCTGAAAATTCCTGGTCGCGGCGAGCGCCGAATTGATTATGTCAAGCTTGGAAACTGGCCATTGAATGGGCATGGCGTGACGTTGCTCGCCGCCAGAATATCGGGCAACGCACTACGCGAGAGATCACAAGCCCCATTTCGTTCTGAAGTAGCTGTCCAGAAACGACCGCTGGAATGCGTCCAGGGCCGTGTTGGTGACGATGATCTCCGAGATCGGCCCGTCCCAAAATGACCCACCGCCTGTGTTGTCTGTGCTGAGCGCTAGGGTTCCCGGAGTATTCCAGGCAACCCCGACCGCAGCGACGGGGGTCCCGGCCGAGTTGTTTAGGTAATTGGTGTTATTCGTGTTGTCGTATACATTTCCAAACCTGTAATCGGTTGTATTCGAGAAAAAGGCGGCGTCGTTTGCGAAGAACCCCGCCCTGTAGGACGACATCGCTCCAGACGACTGCGTGACCATTATCCACGCGGCAGATTGAGAGTTTGTCGTGTCATTGGTTTGAGCATTGGCGTAATAACTGACGATCCGCCCATTGTTGCCACCGCCACCGGCTGCTCTGCCTACGCCAAAAGCAGAACCGACATTCCCGGTGCCCATTGCAACGGTGTTGGCAGCAGTAAGCATGAACTTGGAGGTGGCAGTTGCAAATAATACAGTCTGCCTCGAATTGAACCCGCCAGTTTGATATGTCGGCCTATTCCCGGCGGTGGCCTGTAAAAGGTTGTATCCGTGCCCGCTCCTGTCGTTCCATTGCCGGGCCGTCTGGCCGTTGGTTGCCAGCGTCACCCCGGCATCGACATAAACGCCGGACGTGGCGTCATACCAGGCGACAAGGCCGGCGCCGAGCGATGCGGGCGTCCAAGCAGCCTTATTCACCCCCGCGCCGGTAGTCATAACCTGCGCCTGCGCGAGGCACATCAGGCCCGCAAGCAGGACTGCAAAGGCTAATGAAAACCCTTTGCCGATTTTGTTCATTGCTTAGCAAGCCCCCCCGATTTCTTTCGGCGGGAAGATTCGGCACCTTTCATCCGCCTGTGCTTTTGTAAGTACGGGCGATGGGTCGGTAACGACCAAAGAGATGGCCGGAAACGTCCCCGCCATCATGAGTGCCCCAGAAAACCAGTGCAAGCCGACACCGCCGCCAGGAAGTATTTCCGTAACTGTCATCGGGGGGCCGCCAGACTTAAGAAAGACGACATCTCCGATATTCTGGGCGGACGCTGGTGACAGCAGCAGCGCGAGGAATGCCGCGGCAAGAAACAATCTCTTCATGGTGCCATCCTCCTTATAGCTTGGCGTAGTACACGATCGCCTGCGTAGCGATGCCGGCCGATGTGTTGATGCAGAGGGCGTTCGCCGATGCGGTCTTGAGGCCGCGCGAGAACGGAGAGCCGTCCACCAGGCCGACTTGCGTCGTCAACTGCCAGGCCGGGGTCATATTGGTTGCGCCAGTAGCGCATGCGGTGCCCGTGCCGTAGATCAGCTTTGCGTTCACAGTGCCGGCCGCCATGATGGTGAAGCCGCATACATAGATCGTGCGGCCAGCCGTGAGTGCGACCAGCTCCGTTGAGCCGTTGGTCGAAGCGTCATAAATAGCGGTGCTATCGCACTGGATCAGTCCTTGTACCAGGCCGCCGGTGGCGCCAGAGGTGTTGGCTCCAATGTAACTTGATCCCGTGGGAGGGGCGGCACCCGTCGCCACATGACCCCAGCCTGGAATGGCGTTGTTGTTGTTCGAGATCGATACCCGCTGTGCACCGGTGCCGGATGCGCCGTTGTCCATCAACGGAGCGACACCGTTGATTTGCGACACGTTGCCGACCCAGGGCGAGGTCCCTTGGTTGACCGTGCCGATGACCTTGGTTGTCTCGGCCGAGAGAGTCGCATTGACGGAGAATGGGGTATTGTCGGAAGCGATGACGACTCGCTGCGCGCCCGCCCCCGCGAAGCCGTTGTCCATCAGGGGAGTGACGCCATTGACCTGATTTATGTTCGTCGAGAGGTTCGTTGCGGTAACAGGGAACGTTCCGCCGCTTCCTGTAACCAGCCACGCGGTCGAGTTTGGCGTATTCCCCGGCTGGACCGTCCAGGTCCCAGATTGAGTTGCCCCAAACGACGTGTTCCCGATCGATCCGCCCGCCTGGAATGGCGTGCCGAGCGTCGTGTTGATTGTAGTCAACCGCTGAGCTTGCCGCTGTGCCAGAGCATTCAAACTACATGAGCCAGTATCGGTTGCGCAGGCGGTGGCTCCGGGAGGTCCGAGATCGGTGTTCGTGGTCGTCAACGTGGCGTCTAAGGCTAGTGCTGACGTATTGAGGTTGGTCCCCGCATTGGCCGTTACGGTTCCGGTAACGGCGACCGTTCCAGAGACCGGTTGCGTGACCGCCGACCCATCGACCTTGACCGCGCCGGCCGCGCTGACCGTCGCGCACTGCGTCGCGGGCGCGGTCAAGTCGCACAGCACCAACTTGGCATAATGAACAGTGGCCTGGACGGCCGAGCCAAAGTTAGTTCCGGCGCCCTGTGTCGCGGTGTAGTCGGCGACGGCGGCTGCAACGCCAATACCGACAAGCGCGGTGAAAGCGAGAAGAAACCGTCTCATCAGAGCCCTCCGAACATAGGCTGCGTGCATCCAGTCGAGAGATCGATAACGCCAGTCCCGCACGTGACCGGCGCGGACCCGGTAAACCCACCGCTATTGCTGATGGCGGCTCCTACTCCGCCACCGATGCCATCCCCCGCAGGCCCGCGGCCACCACTGCCAGAGATGCCATCCCCGCGGGCGGCGGCAGATAGCATCAGGAGCAAGGCTATGAGCGCCAGTTTATTGAGATTCCACATAAAGCGTATTCCCCGTGGTTGCGCACGTTGCTTGGATTGCATCGGCGGGAACATAGGGGAAATAGCGAGAATATGACCATGCCGGCGGCAATAGGATGGACGTTCCCTTGCTCGCGCCGCCAGCGCCGACGAAAATCCAGCAATTATCAGTCGTGGTGTTGTTGTTCTGGATCGTCAGCGAGCGCCGCGTTACCGGGAGAGCCGGGACCGCGGCCAGAATTGTCTGGAACGTGTTCCCGGCAGCAATGACGGCAGAGCTATTCGTGGTTACCGCCGCTGTCTGCGCAAAAGAAGGAGCGGCCCAAGCAATGGCCGCGAGTAGCGCTAATCCAGCGAGGCGTCCCTGCATCGAAACATGGACCTTTACTTCTTGGCGGCGGCCTTATCGGCGGCGGACTTCTGGAGGGCGGCCCTCTCTTCTGCGGACTTCTTGTCGTCGGCGGCCTTCTCTTGTGCGGCGCGCGCGGCCAGCTCTGCATTGCTGGGGCGACCGGGCCGGCGCGCCTCCGGATCGGGCTGCGGCGGCGGAGTCTTGAGCAACGCCCTGGCGGCGGCGACCTTCTCGTCTTCCTCGCGCTGCTTGCGCTCTTTTTCCTCGGCCGCGCGAATGATTTCCGCGGCCCGCTCCCGCGCTCTTGCGTCGTCGTCCATCGCCCGCGTCTCTGCCTGGGTCGGAGTAAAATCCGGCTGTATGGCCGGCGGCGGCGGGGGCGGTAGCCCGGCGGCATTCGCTTCTTCGACCGCCTTCTTGTGGTCGGCCTGCACCTTGGAACGATAATTGTCGCGGGCGGAGGTTGAGAACGGCACCCATGCCCATTCATCTGGATGGTTTGCGACAGCCGCTTCGGCATCGACCGCGTACATGTTGTCTGTGGCGCCGCGATCGATGTGATAGGCGCGCTTCATCATGGAAACGGGTTCGGCCATGGTCTAGCCTCCTGATTAGAAGTCGGTCCCGCCGAACGAGAGCCAGGACGTTACGGTGACGGATGGGCTGGTTCCGCCGATGGTGACGTAGCAGCGCAGGTAGCGGTAGACGATGCGAGCGCGCAAGTTGGTGAACGGGAACTGGCATATGGTGCCCGCGGCGCCGACCGGCGGCATGGCCAGCGAGGCGCCGCCGATGGTCGGCACAAGTCGGCCGGCAGTGACGGCGGCGAAATCCTGAGTTTGCAGGATTTCCACGTTGCCGTTGCCGAACGCCACGTCGTTCGAGCCGAACAATGAAAACCGATAGGTCTCGTCCACGGACGCGAAGTCGATTGCCGTGATGTCGAGCACCCACATCCCGCTGGTGCGGCCGGCGCCTGACGACGGGTTGGCGCCACCGAGGTCAACCTGTCCGGAGTTCAGGTTGTTCAAGTACCCAGTCGCCGCGAGCGTCTGCGCCGCTGTGAACGCGGTCTGCGCGTCGAACGGAGTCGCATAGAACGGGACCTGCGACGGGATCAGGTTGACGGTCAGAGCCATTGGTATCTCCTATTCGCGATGCGTCGCATCCCGCCGAATTACGCGATGATGGTTGCAGCCGTGAGCGAACTCAGGCGGGCGCAGGCGCGCGGGTGCTCCTTCGCGATGCCCCAGTCCCACTTGATGTGGGTGCTATCCTGCGGCGTGCCCGGGATAGGCCCCTCGGCAACGACGGCGAGCGGGGTCTGTTCGATGACATAGACACCGCCGTCCCGGAACGAGACGCAGTAGATGGACGACGTGACCGCGCCGCCGCCGCCCGCGCCGACCTCGGTAAAGGGCAGGAGGTCGGGGCTGTCGTCCGGTTCGTAGCCGAACAGGATTGGCAGATTCTTGTACTTCCTGATGTTCCGGCCCATGTTGTCGGTTTCGGCGCTGAACGTCTGGTTTGTCAGGGCATTCGAGCGCGAGGCGATATCGACGAACGGCATGAGTGTACGCGGGAAAATCCAGTGTGTCGGCTTGTTCACCAGCCAATAGAGCTGATCCAGATTTCCCAGCGAGAGCGCGCCGCCGCCGGCACCGGCGTTGTTGACGACCAGATTGATGCCGACCGTATTGCACCGGACCTGAAGGCCGTTCGGTGTGCGAGGGTTCGACGAGTTGTCGCCCTTGATGACGTTCTGCGAGAAGTATTGCGCGAGCGCGACCGTCTTTGCCTTCTCCTGGCGGAACCTGTGATCGTCGCCAAGACGGTCTTTGATCGCGCGATCGACAAAGACGTACTCGTCGATGAAGAAAGTGTCCTCTTCACGCAAATTGAACGAACCCGCGGCTTGTCCGCCGGCCTCGTTGAGTCCACGGAAGCCGACCGCGGGGAGCGATCCGAAATCCATGAACGCGCGCCTACCGAATTGCGCAGGAAGAACCGGCATCGCGCGCAGGACATCAGATTCTTCAACCATGTTCTCGACGAATGCGCGCGTCGGGTCCTGTTCGATCAGGCCCTTTGAGTACTCGAGGAAGGAGATCGGGGTAGAAATCGTTGTTGAGAGCGCGACCATCTATGGCCTCCTTCAGCGAGCGTTGGGGCTTCGGTTCAGAGCGACCTGCGCCGCGCGCCTCTGCTCGAAAGACATGGTTGAGTAGCCTGGGATGGTACCGGCGTTGGCCGGCGCCTCGCGGTTGGCGTGCGTGAAGCCGCCCGCGGAGCCGCGGAGCGCGCTCATGATCTTCTCCATGAACTTCACCTGGCCTGCGGACATCATGAACTTCGTGACCTCGGCGCCGTTCTCGGGGTCGAATGCCTTGACAAAGGTATCGACGGCGGTCTTGCGGGCCGTTCCGTTCACGCCGAGCTTCTGGACTTCGGCGGCATGCGCGGCGTCGATCGTCTGCTTGTCGCCGACCTGGCCGGATGCATAGATGCCGAGGATTTTCCGGAAGCCGTCCGCGGAGATGCCTTCCTTGAGCGCCAGCTCGCGCAGCATCGGGATGCGCGCGTCCTTGTCGTCCAGGACGAACTCGACGCCTTGCGGCAGCGTGAAGTCATCCGGCAGCTTGAACGGATAGTCTTCCGGCTTCTGCGGTAGCGTGAGCTTGCGCGACTCCTCGGCCGCCCGGAATGCGACGTGGTCCCGGACAAACGTCTCGGCGTCGGCATCGCTCTTGACCGTTTCCGGGAAGTACGCCGGCCGCTTCCATTCGGTCGCGCTAGCCGGTGCTGCCTGTGTCGTCGTGGAATCCGAAGTTGGCGCGCTCGGCTGTACTGGCGGGCTTGGAGACGGCGACGGGCTCGCGGGGGCGGAAGACGACGGGGCGGGCACTGAACTTGTCGTCGGGATCGTTTCGGCCATGACTTTCGTCAATTCCTTTAGCCATCTTGCTCATCAATTCGAGCGCGAGCTTGCGCCGCGCAAAATTAACTCTCAACGCACTCTCCGTTGGATCGTTGCCTTCGGGCAACGTCAGTGCGGTCTTGTGCAATCCGCAATAAAAGGCATATCCCGCGGGCGTTCGCGCGATTGCGTCCAAGGACTTCACGACATCGTCGTCGGAGATCGAGAGGTCCGCCATCATGCCGCGGCCGGTGCTCCAGCGCCTTCGGGAACGGGGGCGCCGGCCTGTTGCCGAAGGCCCCCCTGGCCGAGCAATTGCGTTATCTGGCCGAGCGCGGCCTTGACATCCTGCTCGGATCGCATCTTGAGCAATCCGGCGGTGCGCATCTTTTCGATGATAGCTTCCATCGTGCCTTTGCCGTCGATCCAGACGCGCCATTCCTCCGGGAACATCTGCGCCAGCGCCTGGGCGCATTGGAACGCGGTCGCGATCTCCTGCTGCTCGGCCGCCCGCTGTGCGGGGTTGTACGGCAGCGTAGCGATCGCCCGCCCTTCCTTGTCTTCGAGTTGGTTGACCGACCCGGACTTCGCAAGCAGGTATTTGAATCTGAGGAAAATGGCGCGCGGCCCCTCACGCCAGAACGGCTGACCCGGCGTCCCGATTCGGCGTTGGGCGCGGGCCAGTTCATCAAGCCATTGGCCGAGCGTCGGCGGCGTGTCGCCGCTCTGCTCCGGGTGGTCGATGTAGAAGATTTTTCTTAGCCGATGTTCCTTGCGGTCGAGGTCCCCGAGCGCGGGATCGGGCGGCGGTTGGTCATAGATGCGCTTGACGGCATTCTCCGACCCTGTCCGGATCGCGTATGCCCCATTGGGCTCGAAACCATCTTCAGGAATGTTGGCGAAGCTGTCGTCTGGGAATGTGAGCGGACTGGCAACATACCGCTCGATCGCTTCCGGAATTACCCTCTCCCATTCGTCAATCTGGCGCAACGTCGGCAAACCCTGCATCAGTGGCCCGACCGCCCACGGCCAATCGGCGGTGGCCTTGAAGCGCATGAAGATGAACGGGCAGGCGCCCTCGCCGACCAATTCCTCCTGGTGAATGAGTTTGTCGCCTACCAGCACGACGTATCGGTAGACGACACCATCCTCGCGCTCCCACAGGCGCCAGTAGCCCCAGGTCACTTCGGTGGACTTGTCGCCCTTGTCCTTGCCGTCGATGGCTACAGCTACATCGGACGGAATCCTTCCGGATAGCTCCTTGCCGAGCACGCTGCGGACGTGGCAATTGCGCACATAGCGGACGATGAACTTGTCATCGACCTCGCCATCTGGCCCGAGATTGACTTCGATCTCCCGCATCGGGACGGCCATGGCCTTGATCGGCTCGTAGGCGCGCGATTGGTCGATCCAGAGGCCGCAGCCGGCTATTGCGAGGTCGGGTGTCGCCATCATCGGGATGACGGCATAGAGATTCGATGCCTTCATCGCCTTGAAGATCAGATCGTCTTCGCGGGCGACCTGATCCTTGACGGAATTGAAGACTTCGTCGGGAATTCCGATGCCGGGGCCACGTTCGCACCACTTTTGTTCCGGCGGCATGAACGTGTTGAACAACTCTGTAACAAAATCGTCTACCGCGATCGTGGCGAGATCGGTATAACATTCGGAGTAATCGAGTTCGGGACCGCGCGCGGGCGGGGCGCCAGAGGTCAATGTCCGGTCCCGACTAGGGGCGGCCAGGAAATAGCACTCTCGATATTCCTTGATCCGATAGTTCTTCTGCCGTTTCGCCGCCTTGAGGCGGTTGCAGGCTTCTTCTTCGAGATTGCTCTCCGCCATCTACGCGACCTTCTCGCCATAGGTGGCGGTCTTCTTGCCGAGGGGCCCGGCGGCGAGCGGAACCGGGTTTTGCGCCGAGACGAGCTGCGCGCCGTAGCGCGCGAGCAGCGAGGCGGTGTCCCCGCGCAGGTTCTCCTGCATTGCCGCGATGTCCTGCTGCTGACCTTGCGCCATCAGCGGCGACAGCATCGGGTCGATACTAGGCTGACTGTATTCCGGCGCGCCCATCGATGGCCTCGGCGAGCGGGATGCCGCCATAGGCCACGCATTCTTTGAAAAAACCTGACGGAGTAAACGCACCGCCGGAAACCCCGACGAGCCGGCGGACGGACGGGACGCAATACCCGAGGAGAGGCAAACCAATTGACCTGGAACGGCGTTCAGAGGAATCTAGTTTACCCACTTTATGCGAGTGACGCCTAACACTAACAACCGCGGCATTCTTTATGCGTGAGGAGATCATCGCCAAGGCCGGATCACCTTCGGCGGCCAGGATGATGTCGGTCCCGGCAATATGTGGATCGAAGAACGCCCATACGTGCAGAAATGGCACGTAGGCATAGGCCGAGACGTGCTTGAACTCGCCGGGGACGAACCGCCGAATCCACGGATTCGTCGTTTCACGTGAAAAGACGACCTGCCAGCATTCCGGCTGCACGATCAACGGGCCGGTGATGGCGGTGATCATGGCAGGAGAAATAGCATCATCCCGCCTGCCAGAATGGCGAACCACAAAGAAAGATTGATGATGGCGTATGGCAGAGCACGCCCGGTGAACCAAAACCGAAGCGGTATCTCCCATGGCCACGGTCGCTGTGTATCTCTCATCCCATGGTCCTCCTGATGGCGGTGATCATCTCAATCCGAGGTCAAGTCGTGCTGTAGAAGCGCGACCGCGCCTATCAACGGGCCAACCGGGTCGCACCACGACCACGACCTGGTGATACCTCCGTCGTTAAGAACCTCCGCAATCGCAACCCCAACGGTTTTACCGGCCCTGGCGCGCTCAATGGCTTGTTCAAGTCTGAGCACTACGTCCTCGTTGACGGTTTTGAGCTGGGTCACTGTCATCCCACATTCCTCCTGAACGGCTGGCTCGCGAAATCTTATTTCCGGGAGATCGGAGAATTCGGCGACATAGGTGTTGTCGTAACTTGCCTTCATCGGGGGGGCGATCCACGTCATCCAACGTTCCTACGCATCGTCTTCGGTCGCCACACCCGCGCCGGGCGCAAATCGCCGGTTGGCGTCAACCCGATCATCCGGCGGCCCTCGCCCATGGTCAAGACGAGGTATTGCAGGCAGTCGCACAGATGGGTGTAGTTGTTGTCCTTCGGCTCGGTACGGGTCCCCTCGGAATTGGCCCTCTTCTCGTAGCAGTAGCGGCCTTCCATGCCGACGATCAGGGTCCGGCACGTCGGGCTGATCATGAGCCGCGGCTTGCCGTCGTACATCGAGGCGCCGAGGTGCTCGACCGCCTCGATGCGCGGCTGAAGGAGGTTCTGCTTGATCGGCGCGGGCGTCACTTTCATCCCGATCGAGGCCCAAACGTCATAGGCCGAGCGGTCGTCGTTCTGTGTCCTGTCGGCGCCCTTGGGATCGCCGCAGACGCGGAAATTGAAGCTTGGGTACTTCTGGGAAAGCTTCGCTTTCACCATCGGCGCGAACGTCACGGCGCCCATGTTGAACTGCTGCATTTCATCGATGATGATGACGCGGTTGTTGATGAACTGCCCGAACAGGGCCGCCGGTTTGCGCCCGAAGTCGGCCGCGACCCAGATATCGTGCCCTTTGACGGGCTCGATCGCCTTGCCGGCAACGTATGTCTCGCGCTTGAACCACGGCCATACCGGATCGCCGTCGATCACGAGCGCGATCTGGTTCAGCACCCGCGTCTTGATAAATGGAAGCAGCTTCCCGCGGATCATCTTCAAGTACGCATCTTTGGCGAGATACTTGATGTTCTCCGCGGCCGGGTTCATCCGGTACTGACCCGTGGGCTTCCCGTCCGGCCCCATGATGTCGAGCAGCCCCGGCGGCTGCATGATGAAGTCCCATTCCGCCGGCCACGTCATCGCGAGCCGGTCGTACTCCGACATGCCTTCCGGAAACTCGGTCTGCCCCGTCATCACTGCGATGAAATGGTCGTCGGACGGCGCGTTCATGTCACACCAGAGGCCGTGCCAGGTCGGGCCCCCGTCCTTCATCGCCGGATAGCGACCCATCTCCACTCGGCTCTGCACCTCATCGAAGATGCTTTTCGGGATGAACTGCAATTCGTTGATGTAGACCCAGGTGTATTCGCTCGACATCAGCTTCTTGACATCGTCCTCCTTGTCCATCGCGATGAAATCGACCTCGCAGTCAACGTCGGTGCCGCGCGGCCGCATGATCTGCCGCGCCGGCTTGGACATGACGATATTCCCATACAAGTGCTCCGGGAACGTGTCGCGCCACGTCCTCATGGTGGTGCTGATCAATTCGCCGTAGGTGTTACGAATTACGGCGCCACGGGTATGGCGCATCCCATCGGCTCCGGGCCGCTGAGACGCGGCAATCATCCAAGCCTTGAGGTTGCAGGCCTTCGACTTGCCCGACCCGACCGGCCCCTGGATGACCTGCACCGGCGCCGTCGAGCGCATGAACCGTACAAGCTGCGGGTAGTCGAACGTGTAGATCGGGCGGCCGTGCTCGTCGTACTTCTGAGCGACCTGGTCCGTGGGCGGCGCAACGTCGCGGAGGTCAATGGCGGGGCGGGGCGTCATCGCTGTTCTCCAAAATACTTGCGGTACGCGACCCGCCAGTCCTCCAAAGATATCTCGCGCTGCGCCGCCTCGAGCGATATCGCTCCGCGACATACCTCGCGATGCAGCCGGTTCTCCAGCCGGTCTTTCATCACCGCATTCCACTTTCCGCTGTAACATTGCGGCCACAGGTTCTTGACCGCATCCGCACCGCAAAGTTCCCGGCTGACCGCGTGATCGATCTCAAAGCGGCGCCCGTGGCGGTCAAGCCTGCATGATTTGTCGTCGTTGCCGCTCAGTCCGTAGAGAGCGAAGACCTCGCGTTTCATACCTGCGGTTACATGCCTTTTGTCTTTGCCCCATTTAGTATTACAAACGGCCTCCTTGGACGTGCAAGCCACCACGCCCGGCGTAATCGTCGGGTCGGGGACCGATAGATCGGCCGACCAGGCCGCGGCCACCATCAGGAGAAGGTAGAAGCCCATCCCCAGAAGAATGGCGACCCGCCACAAGCGCCGCTGTTCCCGCCGTTCCCGCCGTTCGCGATCCTCGCTGTACTCGTAGAACTCGCGCCGCCAGGACGACCACTCCTCGTCCAGATCATGGTCGGAACCAACCATCAGTCGACCTCCTGTTTTTTGGAACCACAGCGCCCGGTTTTTACCAACGACCCACCATCGAAGCACAGCAGACTGTAAAAGTAGAAACCCGTTGTTTCGTAATCCGGAATGTGGATTTCCACGTAATTGCCCATCCGCACGATCTGATACGGAATGTTGTAGCGTTCGAGATTTTCCTTAAACATCTCTAGATCGTTCATCGAGGCCCGACCCGCCCGCCACCGCGCCCACTCGTCGTCCATCCCATGGTGTCGACCTCCTCGGCCGGTCGGATCGCCAGCACCGCTGCCCTGAATCGATCCAAGGCGCGCAGGTATTGGCGAGCCAGCACGCAGGCATCGCAGTCGGGATCGCCTGGAACCATCTGCGTCAACGGGTTCATCTGGAAATCGAGCCAAGCGTTCGCTATCCGCTCCGCCTGATGCCGTTCGTCATCGATCATCAGAGTGCCTGCCAGATCGCCAGTATGGCGAGAGCCATTATAAAGACCGCCATCGCCCCAGCGGCCATCGTCACACCACAGATGCCGCGGTACATCACAAATCCGTCCGGAGCGGACCAAACCCCGTCTCGAACGAAACCTCGACACCCGCGGCTTTCAGCAAAGCCTCGGCAAAGGCGACCGCATCATGCGGCGACAGCACAAAGCTCGCCCCAAGTAGGCCGACACAAACACCGCCGCTCAGGTGAGACGACACTGAAAGCCGACCGTTGGCCACCTGTAACGATCCCACTAGCATCGGTCATTCCTTCGGGAGTAGGCACCGGACCATCGGTGAGGGATTATAGCGCTCCTCGGAACTCGTCAGGTGCTCCATCAGAACATGCCGGATGTAGTTCGCCGGACTCCGGTGCTCGGCCTCCGCGGCGCGCGCTACCCGCTCCGCAAGATCGGTCTCAACCCTAAAACTATAAAACTTGTCCTTCCGCGAACCGCGAATACCCATCAAACCCTCCGTAAAAACAACAAATGACCGGCAAATACATACACCCACCACCAATAAAAGCAATGTGCGGCAAAAGATGTTGACAGCTAAAAATGAGCCGGGCCCCACAATGGCCTACATGAATACCCCTAGTATAACTAAAGGCTTCGGCCAAAGCAGGGCCCTAGGGGCCGGTAGGAGCAACACAAATCGGCAGGTCCTGGCGCGATTAGGCGATCTCGTGATGCGCCGCAAAGATGTGCTCGATGTGCGCGATTGCGTGGGCATGGCGCCCGTCATCGTTGACGATGGTCCCGATGCCCTGGCCGTCCGCGATGGTGGCGCCGCTGGTCGGATTGGACAGAACAACGTTGAAGGTCTCGTTCGGCTCGACCTTGGTGTCGCCCCTGATCGTGACCGAGATTGTCTCGACATTGTCGCCGGCCGCAAAATGCAGCGTTCCAGAGGCGGCAAAATAGTCCTTGTTGCCTACAGTGGCACTTCCATTGGAGGTGGCGTAATGCACGTCGAACGCCAGCGTTCCGTCCGACCGGGTGACCGTGAAGACCTCGACCCTGGTCCCGTTGTTGCCCTCGATGACCGACGCGTCGCCGATCGATACCGATCCCGCAACCTCTCCGCCGCCGCCG